TAGTGCTCTATCGTATATTTTCTCTAGGTTAAGAACATATTGAGTATTCTCTCCATTTATTTTTATAGACCGTTCTTTTAACAACCAATCTACAAACTTTTGTATTAACTCAGGCTTATTTGACTCCTCTACTCGTATAAAGAACTCTCTTCCTGATATTTTTTTGTGTTCTCTAGAATGGTTGAACACTGTTGGACGATCTCCACAGTAGTTTAAGAACCCATATTGTTTAGCATAATTCAATAAATCGTTACCTCCTCCTTTAATCTCAGTCTGCACTACAGCATTGTAATAACGAGCTGCTAAGAAGACTCTTCTATGGAAGTCTTTAGCTCTAGGTGGTCTACCTGCATACCAACCAACCAGGATGTCGTCCTCAGTTGGGAACAAAGTATTCATTTTCTTATACACATAAAAAGAACCTAAAGAGTTCCATTGAGTAGTTTGATCTAAGTCTTGGTAGAAACAATCAGCTACAATATAATACAGGTTGTCTGGAACTTTACTATTATCATCACGTAACGCTGATTCAAACATAATGAAAGCTCCTTCCAAAGCTTCATCTGTTTTGTGTGGGTAATGATCTACTTGTA